GAGTCAATTATCACAAGAACTACAATGGCATATAGGATAACAAATTATACAAAGGCTCAAGCCAAGAAACTCGGAGTTAGTGTTCGAGCATCGTCGGTTAAAGGCAAGAAAATAGATGTTGTCAAGGACGGCAAAAAAGTAGCATCCGTTGGTGCAATTGGGTACAACGACTTTCCAACTTTTAAGCGATTAGAAGAAAGAGGTCAAGTACCCAAAGGAACGGCGGATAAGCGAAGAGCATTGTATAAAAATAGACACGACAAAGACCGAAAAAAGGTTGGTAGTCGTGGTTATTATGCTGACAAATTGCTTTGGTAAACAAACAAGAATATGAATTTTAGCAACGATAAAATTGGAAAAGCCGTCAAGTTAAAAGGGTATGCCTTTTTCGAGGACGGAGAATTTAATGTTAACATCGTCGGTGTACGCAATAGCGCAACGGGTAAAAGAGTGACTAACGCATTCGACGATTGGATGACTTTGAGTTACAAAAAAGACGGAGTATGGAAATACCACGAGTGGCCTTGTACGACGGACAATGGCGCGGGTACGGCCCGTGTTGTAGAAGGTCAATATCGCGGTTCTCATATCATTCGTAAACATCAAGGAAAGTACGACGCGGTGTGCCAAGATAGGCCCATCAAAGTTTATCGCGACTATGTAGCGGACGGAGTCTATGATGAATCAAAAATTCAAGAGGGTGTATTCGGTATCAACATTCACAAAGCGGGTGCGGATAGCATTCAAGTAAATGATTGGTCACACGGATGCCAAGTGTTCAAGCGTGAAAAGGACTTTAACGAGTTCTTGGAAATTTGCAAAAAAGCGATGGCAATTCACGGAAACCGATTTACCTATACTTTGATTAATAGCAATGACATCGCTATCGCCAACCCACCTATGGTATGACCACAAATCAAAAAACCATAGCACTTGTATCGTTCGTCATTTTGGTGGCGGGTGGTTTTGCATATTTTTATTTTCGTAAAGTATCAGTTCCATTGGAGGGCGTGGATAAAAAGGACATTGAGGAATTAAAACAAATTAGAATGGTATGAGTTACGACATAAAAATTCCCGCAATTAATAAAGAACATAAAGTTCCTAGCAATCAGCCCTCGTGGAAAGACCAAGCCATTTCCATAGTGAAAAAATACAAAGGTTTGTATGGTAAGCAATTTCAAGATGCTAGTAACTTAACGGGTATTCCCGTGTGGATGTTAGTAGGATTTGCTAGTGTTGAAGGTATGGGTGCAAAGAATGAAACTTTGACAAACGCAACGCCATCAATTATGCAAATGAATCCACGAACCGCGTGGCAAACAATGAAAGACCAACTTGCTAAAACAAGCGTTACGATTGGAGATTTTTATCCTTTGTATTCCTTGTTACCTACTATTTTTGTGGTTAAAAGAGCAATACCAAAGAATTTTTGGGATAGTTCTAATATTAATGTTCGTCAAAATTCGGCTCAAAGTTATCTAGATATAAAGCCCGAAGAAACATCAATTGCATTGATAAGGGCTAAAATGTTGAGCGATGTGTATTTTGCAATCTTATTAGGTGGAACGCACTTAGCGCAGTTGGGCGCAAAAACAATTAAAGAATCGGGTAAGTTTAGATTAGACCATATCATCATTCAATATAATGCGGGTACGGGTAGATTTAAAAGTGCGGTGACGAATAGGAATTTAATTAACGCAGATACTACAAGCCTAGTCAATCAATTAGGTATTCCCGTTAGTGAAGCCTACATTATCAAACTAATGGGTACAAATGGCTTTCTAGACGTACAAAAAAAACAATTAGCATAATATGACCGCCGTAAAAAAACCATCAACAAATCCACTGCCAATTTCGTTTGAACAATTCCGCAAGAACCCCGTAGCGGGCGTGGCGTTTCTCGCATTAGTGGGCGTATCTTATTTGTACTATGATGTAAAATCAAGTTATACGGAACAACTTGAAAATAGCAACAAAAAAATAGATGCGTTGGATTTGAAAATTGACAAATTAGGGTATGCTTTGAAAAAGTCGGATTCCGCCCTTTCAAGTGCAATTACCGAACTTCGTATCATTAACACAATGAAAAAATTATGAAACACATTCTATTAGTATTCGTTACAATATTGTTGTGTATTGAAATATTTACCCCGTTGCGCGCGGTAAATCAACCGCCCGTGGATGAAATTGAAACAATGCTTAAAAAAGTAGAGGGTAACTTGAAAATGGCTTCCGCCGTAACATCAGTGGCTAAAGCACAAGGAGAGGCACTTGTAGAAAGTAAAATTGAAGAGAAAAAAGAACTACAAGAAACTTTAGCGAAAGCCACCGATGAGTTGAAAGTCGCCACCGAAAAGGTAGAGGTATTTTCAACCCGTATGGCGGAGGTTGGCTTAGATACATCAACAACAAGTGATGTGGCTAGGTTAAGTGGCCCACTATATGAAGAATGGTTAGCATACAAAAAGAACGGCGGAGAGTCGGATTTTGAGTACTATCGCCTATATAAAAAGTAATTGTATATTTGTAATTATGACTACTAATCAAAAAATATTAATGTACACGGGAATTACCGCCGTCGTGCTATTCGTCGGATATAAATTATTGAAGAAACCCAACGCAAATGTTGTGGACGATAGACCCCGCAAACCCGATGGAACGCTTGTAGAAGAAATTCCGCAATCTTTGATTGACCAAGGTTTAGCGAAGGCTAACGAGAGGTTGCAAACGAAAAAGGCAAAGTACGAAGCCTTATGGAAAAAGTCGGGTAGCAAACTTTCTTTCAAAGAGTGGTATATCGAAAACGCGGATTAAAAAAAGAACTATGAAATTTCTAGAACTACTAACCAAATACTCAACCCCCATTATAGCATTCTTAACATTGTTTTTGGGGTTTGCAATCCTATTCTCAATTATATTTTGGGATTTCCCAAGTGACCAAAAAGACATCTATTATTCCATTAGTGGAGGCGTAGTGTCAATCATAATTATGATTGTGTCTTACTATTTTGGCGCAAGTAAAACCGACACCCCTAACACGGATAAATAATATGCCATACAAAGTAAAAGTTGGAAAGACCGATATGTTTGATGAAACATTCAAAACGGAAGGTGAAGCAAAGACCGCCAAGTATTATGCAATACTAGGGGCTAAGACAAACCGAAGTGCATTCAAGACTATGGATGCGAAAATTGTGAAAGTAGCAAAAACTAAAAAGAAATAATATGGAAACTAACGGAAAATTTAATTTGCCAATGGCATTACTCGGCGTTGCGTTGAGTTTAGGTGCAATCTACGTTACCTTTTATGTAGCGGGAAAAGCGTGGAAGAAGTCTTAAATGCACAAGATATTCCAAGACATATCGAACGCATCGGAAGGTAGATATTCCAATGGCTTACTCTATGCGGGTGCGGTAGGACTTATATTGTCCGATATTATACCGACCCCCGCCGACGCACTTTACTTTCATAGCGAAAAGCGATTGAGGGATAAGTGGAAAGCGGGAGAGATAACATCCAAGCAATATTGGGAGAGAACATCAATGGCCTACTACTTATACAACCCTATTTGGTGGACGTTGGTACTAGGTGCGATGTACTACACTAAAGGCGATGTGAAGCAAAAAGCAAAAGTTGGTGTCGCTATAATTGGTGTTGGTGCGGTGATAGGAGTTATCTATCGGAACTACACACTAGACATCAAAGGAATCAAAAGAGAAATTATCGCCGAAAACGAACCCAAGGTAAACTTTGAGGGTAACAAAAAACCCGTAAAGCCTAATCAATATCGTGGAGTTTTTCGTAGAGGCAACACAATCAAATTCGTAGCATAATGGAAGCACAAGCACAAGCACAACCGACGGGTCAAGCACCCGCACAATCAAGCGGAATGGGAGAGGCGGTTAACGCATCCACTATCGCATCACCTATGAATGTAGTTTCACCCGTACCAAACGCCAATGAAATGGCAAGTGGTGGAGAAACCGCGCCCGAAACAAACAATGATGCAAGTCACGATTTTGGCCAATGGGTAGCAATAGGCATTATTGGATTGACGATTGTTTCGTTGGTGATGAATATTTATTACAACCGAAAGGCTATGCTCAAGTTGGATAAAGATGATGCCGACGCAAGAAGGGACATCAACGAATTGAAGTTGAACCTCAAAAAGCAAATGGGCGACAAGTATGAGTCCTTGGCTTAATAACGTAACTTACGGAAACCCCGTCGATGAAATTTTGCCGTACCTTAAAGCGGGTGCTTACGAATCCGTATACGAGCAACTCAAAGACAATCCATTTCCACCCAACGATAGCGAAGCCACGCAAGATGAATTGCGGGAGTTAATTGCTTATCAAAATTTACCCGAACAAAAAGATGAAAAAATCATTTCACGTTATATGGGGTATAACCAAGATTTAGTCACAATTTTCAAAAAATATGTGACGGACAAGATTGGTGAAAACCTAGATAGCGAAATAGATGGATTGATTGAAGATTCAAAGTTTTTATTAATGAAGTTGAAGTTCTTTTACCAAAGACCTCGCCCATATCAAGTGGCTCAATATTACAAGGCGAAGTTGTTTCCGTTTAAGAGTGGAAGCGCGATTAGTCCGTCTTATCCAAGTGGACATTCTTTTCAAGCGCGATTACTCACGGAATTAATTGGTAACAAGTACCCCGAACATTATGAGTTCCTTAAAAGTTTGACACACGATATTTCAATGAGTAGAATGTTTTTAGGATTACACTTTGCAAGCGATATTGATTTTGCGGTGTATTGCGCGAAAGCGGTTGCTCAATCGAAAGAATTTACGAGCAAATATGGAATATGAATTTGGAGTGACCCCAATGGGGAAACCTAGAATGACCCAACGGGATAAGTGGCTTAATCCACCTAGAGTTCCCATTACCAAGTATCGTTTAGTGAAGCAAGGAATCGAGGCTTATGCTTTGATGCACAAATTTGTTTTGAAAGACGAAGTAAATGTTATATTTGTAATGCCAATGCCGAGTTCTTGGTCAAACAAAAAGCGTTTGACGATGAATGGAAAGCCACATCAAGTAAAACCCGACATAGACAATATGTTAAAAGCGGTGTTTGACGTGTTGTGTCCGCAAGGCGACCAATCGATTCACTCCGTAGTGGCAAAAAAAATATGGGGCGAAGAGGGAAAAATAATTTTTATTGACGATGACAACGAGCAAAAATCGGGAGATTGAAAATCTATTTAGCGCAATTAGTGACACCCTTGCCGAAGTAGGCTTGGTTCAAACTATATCAATCCTTAAAAAAGGAAGCCAAGGAGTCTTATGGAAAAGTGATTTAGCCGTGGCTGCGAAAGCCGTTTGCGAAGCCTACGACATACCGACCGAAGTACTTTTTGGTAAAAGCCGAAAATACCCTCGCAAGTATGCGTTCGCGTGTTGGGTTTACATATCCTACATTGACTTGAATTATGGGTTGTCGGATTTAAGTGCCTACACTCACGCTTCGATGTCTACCATATCTAAGGCGAAACAACTCATTGAAGATTACCCGAACGAAACTACTTTTGACAAAAAGATTCACGAAAAACTTATGTTTAGTAGAACCAATTTGAACAAGCACCTAGAAAAAATTCCCGAAAATATTCAATCTTAAAAAATACATATATGGACAATACAATATCCTTTGACAACCAACCCGCGTTGGATGCGGACTACAATCCGTTACAAGAGAATGTAAAGCAAAGACCTTACACAAGACCTAATGTAGAAGTTACCGATGCTACACCAATAGCCGAACCCGTGTTCACACCCCCATCGTTTGATGAATTACAAAATGGGTTTGAGGCGGATATGAATGGTAGTGGTGCAAAGACGGACGATAGGACGGCTTGGGGTTTGAACGATGATGATGTTTCAAGCGCGAACCCGTATGTAGAGAATTTGGATAAGAAAGACCAACGCGCAGCCTCCGCTGCGTTAACCGATGCCGTGCTTGATGGCTACTCGCAACTAAACGGATTCGGAAACAAGTTGGTTCAATTCGACCCCGCTAAGTTTGAAGAAATGATGCGTAAAGGGGAAATTGACCCCAACATCGCGTTGCCCGTTAATGGCCAAGAAATAGGGATTCTTGATTACATCAATGAGTACAATTCGCAAACGGCGGAAGTAATTAGCGTTTCCCAAGAATTTAAGGACAAAGTTCGTCCCGTAATGATTCGGGTAATGATGAAGCGCGGTATCGGTATGACCGATGAGCAATTACTCGCTTACTATTTCGGTGTCGATATGTTAACCAAGGGTGCTATGATTTACGGATTGCGTAAACAAAACGCCTCGTTGATTGAAACACTTAAAGAAATGAGTAGCGGTTATACCCGACCAAGTACTCCCCCGCCCGCGCGTGAAAGTCAACCCACCCAACCTACATACGAAGAACCCGCGCCACAACCCCGTCAAGAAGCGAAGTCCGAGCGTCAATATGTAGAACCCGAAGAGGTGCAAGTGATTAAAGAAGAACCCGTACAAGATGCGGTAGTCGTTGATGAGTCAATTAGAAAAGCCCGTCAAAGACGACCCGCGCCACAATTCGGCGATACCGCTATTTTGTCGCAAATGGAAGATATTGCAAGTGGTAAAGTCAAAGGCGCACGAGGACGGAGGAAGAAAGAATGAGAGAACCGCTATTAGGGGTTGCGGTTGGCCGTAAGGGCGTGGGCAAGTCTTGGACTACCGACAAACTTATTGCCAATTATGTGTCGGGAAACCCCGCTAGTGGTATCTTAGGGCGTAAAGCGTTAATACTAGATGTTAACGATGAATATACCCACATTAAGGGTATAGCAATTAAAGACTTGATTCGTTTTTCCGTACACCCAATGGTGGAGGCTAGAAGGGTGCGACCTTTTCA